GTCAAGAAAACACCGTACCATGGATAAATCCATGAGTACTGGCTAAGACGGTTTTATATTCGCCTCCTTCAACTAGAAGCACATTGGCTTTAGAATCACTCTAAACCTCATTGGAGATCGTTACGAATGATAATAAAGTCGACTAAAAGATAGAGAAGAATTAAATTCGTCAAGAAGTGGGAAAGTTCCCATGGCCCAAAAGGGCTATGAGTATAAAAACCACTTCTCTCGGAAGCGGCCCTATTGGGCATTATATTTTATTGCCACACTTGTAGCTTTATATAATTTTTATTAAGTTTAAATTTAATAAGAGAAAAGAAAAGAAAAGAAATCATCCAGACATGCGAGGTATGCCAACCCAAAACAAAGCCTGAAAGTCATCCGAGACAGCCCGTGAAACCAGGCGATTCTTATTAGCGCCAGGATAGAAAACTATTGAGGGTCGAGGGGTGAAAAAGTTTGTATTGGGTGTATTAACGTTACAGAACTGGACTGGTGCCATACGATAAGGGCATTGATAAGGAACGTTAACACTCAAACCCCCATGAGAGTAGTTATTGGCGGCAAAAGGTTGTCTCTGGGTGAAAGTAATACCCCCAGGAATGGATGAATTAGTCGCTATAGGCAATGTCGCAGTATCTGTGTCGATCCACGGTGAAGTCACATTGGAAGTGTTGTCAGCTCGATAAAAATACGTTGTAGTTAAATCGGAACCAGATGTGGAGGCATATGTGCGCCACCTCATACCACCTCGATAGAAAGCGAATGGGGCCAGGACTTGTGACATAATGGGGTCAAAGATACCTCGGAACACTATTTTAGCAACATTCAAACGCGTGGAGGAAAGAGCCCAAGGACTAGCAATAACAACATCATCATTAACCGCATCGGCAAATTCAAAAGATATGGGGTGGAACATTTTGATGAGCTGTAGCGTGGAAGTTGAACATTCGGACATAGCTTCCTGGCAAAACTCCTCATTATAGGAGCCAGTGGGGCCATCACCAGGAGCTTCACATGTTATGTCCTTTGAATTATTTTCAACTTCACCACCTTGTAAGGTAACGGGTAAAGCGTGCCAGGCTTGGGGTTTCTGGACATCGAAAGAAGAAGCTCCACGAACATAGACTAGAACATCAAAATCATTAGAACAAGTCTCGGGACTACGCAAAGGGTTAACAACATGGACGTATATCTTACCAAGGCCAATGGTTACATCTATATAGTCAAGAGGTAGAAGATACGGACACGTGAAACAAGCTTCATCACCCTCCTGTAAGTCAATAACAGTACGGTAGGCATAAGATGAATCAGTGAGAGATATTGTGGTATCAGTAGGACCTGGGACAAAAGTAATAGCTATAGAACCAGCATGGAAACCAGTTTTAACAAACTTGAACATAACCTCAATACCACCACGGTACATACTATAAAGAGAGCAAAGATACGAAATTGGTGTATAATATCCTTCATCCGCAGCAGGAAACTCGAAGAAGTTATTAGGTATAAGAGATAATGAATAGACCTGTTGTCCTAACGTATTGGACTCAGCCAAAGTAAATTGCTGGTAAAATGACCACCGAGTTTTAATGAATGAAAGTGACATTTGGTCCTCATGGGACTCATTAACGTCATCAAGGAGGCGTAATTTGGCATCACCAAGTACAGAGAGTTGCATTGAGTTATCGAAACCATCAGACGTCGTAGTGTACCAATTATAATTGGAAGACATAGCACAAGGAACCTCAGTAATTAAGGGCTTAGAAAACCCAAATGAAACTGCTGCGCCTTTTGCAGCATTAAGGAACCAAGAGACTGGACCAGCCCAGGGGGTGAGTAGAGGTATTTTACCAACCGCAGAGGAAAAGTCAGCCGCGGCTCCAAGTAAATGTGAAAGGGGACGCATTTCAGAATCAGATGGGGCAACCCTTTTAGCTTTAATTTTTCCAGAACCAGACTGGGAAACAGCTTTATTAGTTTGACCAATCAATTCCACATCATGCATTGAATACCAAATGGTGTAATCAACATCAGAATCACCAGATGCTCCAATTTGTAAAGGAGACATGACTGTAAGGTAAAGATCGCCCCAAGACCAGACAAAACCAGTTGCGGGGAGCTCAATAAAACGACCAACATTGACATATGGTATCATGAGAGAAACGGTTGAGTCAGCAGTACCCATGTCGATTCCGGGTAATTGGGATAATGGAATACGGTTGCTGATATGCATAAGTGCTTTC